GGAAAGCGGTTGGTTAGATGTTGCAAACTCGGTTCCTGCTTTGAAAAAAGCGCTTTTCAATAATCAAATGACTGTTAAGTACTTAGTTGAAATCAACGAAATGTACTTTGAAAAGATATACATGGAAAACTGGATTAAGTTCACTCCAGATGAAAGAAAAGCTATTCGAAACAAAGTAATCGATACGATTAACGATTCTTTATCAGGAAATGATAACGCAGGAAAAGCAATCCAATCAATGAAGTTTTTAGTTGAAGGAAAAGAAATATCTGCGGTTACCATCACTGCAATAGATGACAAATTAAAAGACGGCTCGTATCTTCCGGAAGCAGAAGCCGCTAACTCCGAAGTGCTTTTCGCTCTTGGTGTAGACCCTTCCTTGATTGGTGCAGGCATACCAGGAGGAAAGCTCGGAGCAGGTTCGGGTTCTGATAAGCGTGAAGCTTTCACAATCTTATCAGCACTTTTCAAAACAAACAGAGAAACCACTCTCGAAGTTTACGATTTCATTGCGCAATACAACGGTTGGGACACTACCATTCGTGCCGCTTTTGAAAATACTATTTTGACAACCTTAGATAAAAATCCAACAGGCTCACAATCCACAACAGCATGATACTAGCAACTACCACCGATTTAAAAAAATACGTTTCAATCGCTCAATCTTTCCAGTTTGAAGACTTTGAACCATACATTCAAAAAGCTGTAAACGCTTATACGCATAAGTATGTTGGTAATCTTCATACTATTTTAGCCGATGCACCAACTGGAGAAAACGCAGCAATTAAAAACGAAGCTCGCGAACACTTGCGTTCGGCAATTGCAAACTTCGGAATGTACATTTACTTGCCATTGTTAGCGGTGCAATTAGATTCGTCTGGAATATCAGTCAATACTTCCGAAAATCGTTCGGCTGCAAACTGGGGGCAAATCAAAGACATTCGCAGAGAATTATTGCGTGCCGGACACGAAAGTATGGATTTACTTTTAGCGGTTTTAGATGCTAATCTTTCCGTTTTCACAGATTATGCAGCAAATTACAGTCAAGTAAACAACGAATTACTAGTTAATAATGCGGTTACTTTCTCAAAATACTACACTATTTTCGACAGTAGACAAACCTATTTAGCATTAATGCCAATCATTCGCAAAGTAGAAGATCAGTATTTGCACACGTTTCTTTGTCCTGAACTAATTACAGCATTGAAAGGTAATCCAGTTGGTAACGTAAAAGCAGTAAAAGTGGCGTTACAAAAAGCAATCGTAGCATTTACAGTTGCAAAAGTTTCTACAAACGGACTATTTGTTTTTGATGAACGTGGTTTACGTATCGACTTCGAAAACATGTCCGATGGTAGAAGAGAAAATCCAAGCTACGGAAAATCAGTAGACCAATTGAAATCTTTAGCAGAAGAAGAAATCAACAACGGAACGCAGTACTTAAAATTAGCAACTGAAATTATTGAAGCAAACGCTGGTGATTTCAATCAGTGTGATTTTCCATTGTTAAAGAATTCAAAAACATTACCAGGTTACGAACCATACAACACAAAAGGAGTTTTAGGACTTTAGTTTGTGTCCTATTTTTTCCTTTACAAATAATAGAAATTTGACTTATGAGTATTACAGGCGCAAATAATCCGTTTTCATGTACACCAGTTGTTTTTTCAGCTGGAAACCAAATTTTACAATTGGGAACCATTACTCGTGATGGTAATGAATTTACCTTTTCAGTTGGTTTCGTTTGGAAAATTAACGGAGTAACCTATCAAAATACGGCAGCAGTTGTTCTTACAATTGCCGAAGCTTCAGAAGGTTTCTACAGAATTGATAACGCAATACTAAATACTTCAAATTCAATAGAATTACAACAAGGTTTAGAATCTGAAACTATTGCTTTGCAACCAGTTGTTCCTGATACAAATATTTTATTGACTTCTTGGAATATTTCAGGTGATACGATTGGTGATGAAGAAACTCCGTTGGTTGGCACGCAATTCAAGAAAAAAGATGAAAACCAAAAAATAACACAAGTTTTAGGTGGTACAGATGCAGTTATTGAATTACGCACTTTAGGACAGCAACACTACTCAGTTATAGGACCAGTTACAAGTATTGCTGGTTTTTCAAAAGATTTGATTGTAGCATCACCAACAGCCGAAGTTCCTTATGCTGGAAAAGATTTTTACTTTGAAAACAAAACTGATCACAATGTTACTTTGAAAAATGCTTTTTCACCAGTTGATATTCCTTTCAATTTGGGTGCTGATTTAGTAGTGCCACAAAACGGAATTGTATGGTTGAAATATAATCCATCTACAGAAAAAATGGATTTATTTTTTAAGAGTTGGAGTGAAGTTGATTTATCTACAAAAGCCGATTTGGTGGATGGTAAAGTTCCACCTTCACAATTGCCTTCTTATGTAGATGATGTTTTAGAGTTTGCAGATTTTGCTTCTTTTCCTGGTACAGGTGAAAATGGTAAAATTTATGTCGCTTTAGATACGAATTTTACTTATCGTTGGAGTGGCTCTGCTTATATCAAAATTTCTGATAGTGGCAAGGTTGACAAAGTAACAACATCGGGTGTAGAGCGTGCTTATATCATTAATGCAGATGGTTCGCAAAGTACAAAGCCTACGAGTGAGTTTGGAATATCTCTACCTGATTTACAGAAATATTCTATTTATGCATGGAGACCAACACCAACTGGATGGTATGGTTTTTCTACTCCAGCTTTTGTTGGTACAGCAGATAATCAATCACCTTTATTTAGTGGTAATGATTTTATAAAATCTGTAAGACATAGAAGATTGAGTGCTTCTACTGCTGGTAGTTCAGCTGAGTATTATGAGCAGTCTTTTAAACAAACAAGTATTGGTGATGGTTTCTTTTTTTCTATAAAATTCGGAAATGAAGATGCTTCCGCAGTTTCAGATGCTCGTGTTTTTGCTGGTTTACTTGGTAGTTTAACTGTATTTGGAAATGTTAACCCGAGTACGCAAGCAAATATTTTTGGTGTAGGTGCTGATAGCGGTGATGCTAATTTAAGTTTTATTCATAATGATAGCGCTGGAACTGCAACAAAAGTAAGTTTAGGAGCAAGTTTTCCAGCCAATACAATAACTACTGATTTGTATTGTTTGCAAATGTACAATGTGCCCGGTAGTGCTTCAATTTGGTATCGTGTGATTAACATTTCTACAAAAGTAGAAACTGCTTGGGTTGAAATAACAACAAATTTACCAGCAACAAATTTTAATTTACTTCCAAGATTTTGGAGAAATAACGGAACAACAGCTTTAGCAGTCAGAGCATCTTTAGTTGATATGACACTTTATAAAAGAATATAATATGTATACAAGAAGCAAATTAACAAATAAGATATACTTCAATAACGTAGAAGTACCACAAGATGATACGCACCCAATGTGGCAAGCTTGGTTTGTTCATGTTGAAAATGAAGGTGAAATTACAGAAGTTGAAAGTACACCCGAAGAAATTGCAGAATTAAACAAACCAATAGTTCCTGCAACAATATCAGCAATGCGTTTAAAACTTCAATTATTTGATTTAGGAATTACTGATGAAGATATTTTTGAAGATATAGATTCAATTCCTGATTTTATGTTTTCAGTTGCCGACAAAGAAAAAGCAAAAATCAAATACAAAACAGCTACATCTTTTGAGAGAACTAATGGAGAGTTAAACTTTGTGGCAACAATGGAAGGTTTAACTCAGGAGCAAGTTGATGAAATTTTTATTAACGGAAATCTTTAATAATATGTGGTACATCATTCTTACAATCGTTTTAGTAGTTTTTTACTTCCTTAAAAAAAGTAAAAACACTCACTTTCAGCAAGACAGAGAAACATTAGCCGATTATCGACATAAAATGATAATGATGCTAAAGTACAAAGGTAGAAGTGATGAAGATATTGATAAATATACTGAAGCCTACGACTTCTTTTGCAAGTTCACAACCAAATTTGATGGCGCAACAATCGTAAAAGATTTATGCGATTTACCAAAATTAGACCTCGATGCAATGCTTCACGATTACGAATGTTTAATTGGAGCAAATCGAAATATAATTAAATGGTTTAAGTCAGCGTGTAAATACTTCGAAAATATGCGAAAAAACGGCAAAGGAAACCAAATATTTCGCTTTGTATTGCTTTGCCTTGCTGGCTTAATTTTCGTGCCTTATTGCGCTCTTTTTATTCCAAAATATTATCCAATCAAAAAACAACTATAAATGAAAAACAACGACCTTTTAACGCAATTGCTAATATTCTTAGCTTCAATCACAACCACTATTTATGCGCTGTTTTCAAAAGACAGCAAAGAAGCAATTAATAGAACTTTGTTGTTAGGTAAATTCTTAGGCTCGGTAATCGTGGCATTTTTTGTAATGCCAGCGGTTATGGAATTTTGGGAACTATCAATCAAAGTAACGCTATTAATTACAGTAGTTGTAGCGTACGGATTAGAAGCCATTTTGAAAGCTTCAGTTAAAAAAGTAATTAAAACAATTGACAAAGATGGACAAGATGATACTGATAATTAATTGGATTATTTATGGAGGATTGTTTTTCACCTTCTTCATAAAATTGACAGATGAAAAAGAACGTGATTTTGCAAGGAAAATCGCCTACGGATTATTAATGCTTTGCACCTTGTTTTTTAGCGTAGCACTTTTCAAAGAATCGTTTGTGTTTGAAGGTAAACCACAAATAAAATTTAATCTAATAGAAACAATATTCAACGGATTGATTCTCTTTTTCATGTGGACAAAAGTGAAGGAAGATAAGTTTTTTACAAATTTAAAAAAGAAGTAGCATGAGTGATTTTATTAAAAATTGGCAAAAAGCAAACGGACTTTTAGATGATGGAATCATTGGTAAAAAAACCTTGCTTAAAATGAAAGAAGTATTGCGAATTCCCACAATTGAAGCAGTAGCGCATTTTGTTGGAAATACACATCACGAAACAGGTGGATTTATTCGATTCGAAGAAAACTTAAATTACAGTTCTCGTGGTTTGTTGCAAACGTTTCCCAAGTATTTTAAAACATTAGCAGAAGCAAACGAAGCAGCAAGAAAACCGCAAAAGATTGCAAATGTTGTTTATGGTGGCAGAATGGGGAATGATACTTTTAATGATGGTTGGAAATTTAGAGGTCGTGGTGCTTTGCAAACTACTGGTAAAAATAACTATCGATTATTAGGTGATTTTTTAGGAATCAATTTGGTTGCTGACCCAAATCCAGTTGCAACAAAATATGCTTTAGAATCGGCAGTGTTTTATTTTGAAAGCAATAAACTTTGGAATATGTGTTCAACAGTTACTGATGCTTCCATTCGTAAAGTTAGAAAAGCAGTAAACGGTGGTTCTATTGGTTTGGAAGATGCCAGCGAAAAAGTAAAAATGTATTATAAAATACTAAAATCATAAAAATGCAAATCAACTTACATTCAACTAATTTTAAAAACGGAATCCTTTACTTAGGTTGGATTCTGTTTTTCGCTTGCTTATTTTTTAGAAGCTGCACCGGAACTTCTACACCAGGAACAACTTCGGTTACGATTCCTGCAATCACAAAAACGCTTCCAGCTGATACAATTATCAAGCACGAAACGATTAAAATACCAAAGTGGTACAAAGACACTAAAACCGAAAAAAAGTACTTAAAAGACATCACAGAAGCCGAACAAAGAATTATCGCTTACCAAGAAGAAATCGATAATATGCAATCGGAATTCATGTGGTCAGATTCTATTAAGCAAGCCGAAATGTTTCGTTTGGCTACGGAATTGAAAAAGTTTGAATCGAACTTCGAAGATGAACATTTGAAGCTTACAATAAACGGAATCATTGGTGGAAATCAAGTCAAAGAAATTACACCAACCTACACCATAAAAGCAAAGAAAATCGATGTGCCACAAAAGCAAGTTAAGTTCAGAATGTTCGTTGGTGGTGGATTAGGAAACTCGCTAACATTCGATAAACCTTTGTTTAATGGAAATGTAGGTTTTCAAAATGCAAAAGGTAACATTTTACGCTTTTCTTTTGATACCGAACAACGCATTATGATTGGTTATGATTTCTCACTTTTTAAAATTTCAAGATAATGAATGATCAACAGCAATTAAATAACCTACAATTAAAACGTGCCAACTTATTAAGTCAGTTGGAAATGTTGTCTTCCGCATCATCAGAGTTTTACGAAAAATTAGGAAGAGTAGAAGCCGACATTCATTTATTAAAAACAAAAATGCTTCGCGAAGTCAAAAACGTAGGAAATGAAGATTAATCTAAACATACCACAATCATGGAACGAACTCAATCAAAAGCAGTTCGAAAGAATTGTCTTGCTGTTTTCTATCGCAGAACCTTCCTTAATTCGAGATATAAAACTGCTCAAAATTTTAGTCGATGCAAAATGGTGGCAACTTAAAAAGAAAGCGCAGCTTCGTTTGTTCTTATTTCAGGTTCCGTATTCCGAGTGGAAGCAGTTCATTGAATTTCTATTGAAAGAAAACAACCGCACCAACTTCGTTCCGGTAATTAAAGTAGGTAAAAAACAATACTTTGCACCAGCCGACAGAATTCAAAACCTTGATGCCGAAGAATTCGCAGTTGCCGATGATTTGCACATTCGTTACCGAGAAACAAAAAACCCTGAATATTTAAAGTATTTATTTCACGTGCTGTATTCCGAAACCGAAGAACGAAAGCCTTTCGACAAAAACAAACTCGAAAAGCAAATCAATAACAAGGTTCCGGTAGAAGTTTTATTGATTACCGAGTTAACTTATTTTGGTTGTAAGAACTACATCGCTAATAAGTTCAAAAAAGCATTTCCAAAATCTACCAAAAAAGAAACAGGAAAACGACAAGGATTCGGAAAAGTAATTCAATCTATGGCAAAAGGCGATTTATCTAAACTGCCAACAATTGAACGCACGAACATTTACAAATTCCTGCAACAATTTCAGGATGATATTGAAGAATACAACAAACAAAAAACCAAGAAATAATGACACGCATCGCCACACATAGTAAAATAGTTCAGTTTCACAAAGAAATTGCAACAGCTCACGTTGGAATAAATGGTTTCTACCGTTTCGATATTACCGAATTAACTGGACACTTAAGAAGCGGAATTCAAACTCCAGTACTTATGCTTGAAAGCCATTCCACCGATTTAGCAGAAAACAGCAACAAAACCGTAACATTCGCAAACCGTAGAATTTCATTTTTATTATTGAAATTTGCTGGAAAATCAGATAACTACGATTTGAAAGAAGAAGTTTTGGATGAATTAGAAAACATTGCCTTAGATATAGTAGCCTTTCTAAAAAAATGTCGAAACGATAAAGAACATTGGTTGTATGGGATGATTGACATCGATACCGTACAAGTTGAAAAAGTAGGTCCACTTTTAGATGGAATGTACGGCTGGAATGTAATATACACTTTAAAAAACCACGAGCCAATGTGCTACGATGCTGAAAAATGGGAATGGCCATTAATCTCTTAAAAATAGAGCCTGCGCTGAGCTTGTCGAAGTGTCCTATTTTTTGGAAAGTGTTGTTTATAAATTTGATTTAATTAAAAAATAACCAAATATCATTTTATGAAAAAATTTGTTTTCGGCTTAATTTTAGCGTTGTTTACGTTAAGTGCCTTGCCAGTACAAGCACACGCTCCTGATGATGGAGTAAAAACAGAAATTGTAAAAGCAGATGCTTTTAATTTTGTTGCTACGTTGGAAGTTTATGTAGAAGTTCCACAAATTCTTTTTGATAATTGTAGTATTCACAGGCCTGTGGAATTGTGGAACTATAGTTTGAAAAATACTCCTGCTGATTTAAACATTCAGAAAAACACAAAAAATCAGTTTTATAGTTGGCGGTTTATAGATAATGAAAACCTCAATTTGAAAACTAATTTTGAACAACACAATAATCTCCATATTGATCCTGGTAATTTTCTTGTTTTAAAGTTTTGTTAATCACTAAACCACTCTTCGGGGTGGTTTTTTGTTGTCCTATTTTTTGCCATTACTCAAACCTAATTTTACCATAAATAAATACAAAAAATGGCTGGTCAAGTAGATTTATTTATGTTAGAAAAACAAGCAGGAACACAATTCGCAAACCGAATCAAACGCAACTTGCTTTCTTCTATTCGTAGCAAAACGCAAAAGGGTAGCGGTTTGGCTTCAAAGTCAACCGTAAAACCATTTTACAAAAACAATCTTTTAGAGCGCATCACCATTTTTACACCTTACTACATCTATCCAATTCTTCACGTAGGATTTGAAGGCACAAAAGCAAACGGAATCAACGCAAGATTAAAAGCACGTGATTTCATTATCGATGCTGTAGAACGTGGCAAAGCAGTAGAAGATTTAGCCGACATCATCGGAAATCAAAGAGCAGAAGTAATTATAAACCGAATCAACTTCGGTTTTGATAATAATATGAAATCATCCAACACGTTAGGCAATGAGTAAAGACAACGTTACCAGAAGAATATCCATTTTCGTAAATGGAAAAGAAGTCGAAAATTCCTTAAAAGGAGTGGAAGGCGCAATGGCACAAGTGCGTAACAGAATGCGTTTACTAAACTCTGATTCTGAAACCTACGAAAAAGACTCAAAAGAATTAGCGCAAACAATGGATCAATTGCGCCAACGACAATCTGCTTATCGTGAAGAACTTGGTTTGACAAATAAAACCATGCAAGAAGCCAACGAAATTTCAGGAGGTTTGCGTGGCACACTTACAGGAATTTGGGATTCGCTTATTTCAGGTGATTTGCAAGGAGCAAAAGAAGGAATTAGTTCTATTACTTCTGGAATGGGTGGATTACTGAAATCTTCATTGGCTTTTATTGCTACACCAATTGGTGCTGCAATTGCAGGATTAGCTGCTTTGGGTGCAGGAGCAAAAGCGTTATTTGATTACAATCAAGAATTAAATACTATGAATTCAGAGCTTCGTGCTCTTGGTGTAAACGCTTCCGAAATTTCAAAAGTTCGCGATGAAATTTCCGCTACTGCAGAAACATTCGACAAAGACTTCAAAGAAATTGCAGAAAAAGCAAACTCGCTTTCCAAAACCTACGGAATTTCAATGTCAGAAGCCAATCGTGTTATTGCTGAAGGATTGGCTTCGGGTGGTGCGCAAAATGGTGAGTTTTTGGATTCATTGGGAGAATATGATGAGTTCTTTGCAAAAGCAGGATATTCAGCACAAGAATTTGCAAACGTAATCAACACTGGTTATGATTTAGGAATTTACTCTGACAAACTTCCAGATGCTTTAAAAGAAGCAGATTTGGCATTAAAAGAAAATACCAAGTCAACACGTGATGCTTTGGTGAATGCTTTCGGTGCTTCATTCTCTGATGAAGTATTGAATAAGGTTAAAACTGGAGAACTCACAACCAAACAAGCTTTAGAAGCTATTGCACAAAAAGCACAAGAATCTAATCTTTCGCAACAACAATATGCACAATTGACCGCAGATGTTTTCAAAGGTGCTGGAGAAGATGCTGGTGGTGCGCAAAAGATATTTGAAGCTTTAGGACAATCAGCAAAACGAGAGTTGGATGCAACTGCAAAAGCTTCACTTCAATTGGTTGATGCAAACGAAAGATTAAATAAAGCACAAGCCGAGTTATTTGAAATCAAAGATTTTGGAGATATTTGGACAAAAATTAAAGCGGTTTCTGTAGATGCTTTTGCTTCAATGTTAGAATATATTTCAGAAGTAAAACAAGACATTCAACCTTTAATTGATTTTGTTGGCGTTGTATTCTCAAACGCTTGGGAAAGTACAAAAGCTACATTTATGGTTTTCTTTGAGTTGATTAAAACCAACTTCAAACTTATTGGAAATGTAGTATCGACTTTTGTAGAGTTCTTTAAAAAGATATTTTCAGGAGATTTTTCTGGAGCATTAGATGCATTAAAAAACGGATTTTTAAAAGTTGTAAATACCGTTGGAAATGCTTTTGGAAAACTTAAAAATATTGTTTTAGATGCTGTACTTGGAATTATTAGCAATATTGCACCAGTACTTGAAGCTTTAGGATTAGACGTTGATAAACTTAAAAAATCAATTGAAGGTTTTAAATCAAAAGAAGTAAAAATAAAAGCCGAAGTTCAAACTGTTACCAATAATAAAACAACAAATTCAACATCGGGTTCTGGTGGTGGTGGTGCTACTGCAGATGCAATAAAAGCAGAACAAAAAGCACGTGAAGATGCAGCTGCAAAACGCAAAGCCGAAGAAGAAAAAGCCGCAAAGGAACAATACGATAAAGCCAAAGCGTTAGCCGATGCAAAAGCCAATTTAGCTAAAGCGCAATTAGATAAATATATTTTTGATTTACGCTCTACGCTTGATAAAGAAAAAGCCTTAACACCTGAAAGCATTGCAATTGAAACTGAACGTTTACAAAAAATAAAAGACGCTCAAATTCAATTTAATAATAATGAGTTGGCTCGAAAGATTGCCGATTTAGAAGCCAAAGCTGTTTTAGAAAAAACATCAGTTGAAGTTCTTAATGCAGAAAAAGAAGCGTTGAACTTAGAGTATCAAATGAGAAATCAAGAGTTAGAACTTGGTTTCCAACAATCAACTGATGCACTAAAATTACAATACGAGCAAGAACAAAAAATATTAAAAGCCGAGCAATTGGCTCTCGATAATGAATTAGCATTAGCCGAAGCCGAAACCAAAGCCGAAGCCGATAAAATAAAACAAGAACAAGATTACCAAGTTGAATTACAGCGATACGCTAAACTTTACGCTGATAAAAAGATTACGGATGAGGAATACGCTCGTTTTAAAGAATTAGCAAAAAAGAAGCAGGATGAAATGGACAGAGTTCGCGAGCTTCAACAATTGCAAGGAACTCTTGGTGGTTTAAGTCAAGTTGCTGGAGCTATTGGAGAAATGTTTGGTCAGTCTAAAGAATTGGCAATTATTCAGGCTGGAATCAATGGAGCTATGGCTGTTACTTCTATTTTAGCGCAATACCCAAAATTTGATGGTGGTTTTGCAATGTGGGCGGCAATTGCAGCAGCAGGAATTACAACAATAGCACAAGTAGGTAAAATTGCAAGTGCTAAACCTCCAAAATCTCCTAAATTTTTCTACGGTGGTAACACAGGAACAACTGCTGCACTTGGTTATGATGAATACGGACCAGTAACAGGCTACGTTCACAAAAATGAGTATGTTATTCCGGAAAGTATGACACAAGACCCACGATTTGCCAATACAATAGGTTGGTTAGAAGCCAATAGACAAAGCAAAATGCGTGGTTATGTAGATGGTGGTGCAACTTCTCCTGGTGTAGTCGGTCAGAACCCAGTAGCAACTTCATCAAATGAAACTGCAATGTTGGTAAATGCTGTAAATAATTTGAATGCAACACTATCAAACGGAATTATGGCAAAATTAAATTTAGGTTATAAAGATGTTGAAGCAATGGAAGACATGAAAAATGAAATTACTTCTGCTTCTCAAAATGGAACAATCGGATAAATAAAAAACAATGATACAAGTAATCAATTTCCCACCAGAAAACCGCTATTTATTAGACGGAAACAATACAGTCATTACCGTTACATCTGATAATGCTGACGGCTATTTTAGAGCAAAAATTTACATCGATGATGCTTTATTTGATGAGCAAGGTTGGAGCCGAAAAGATGATTTTACAGCAACTAAAGATTTGTTGTATTTGTACAATGCCTATTTCAAACCTTACTTTTTAGGAAATTTCACAACTGGATTGTTAGAACAAACCAATTTTAAAAAGAAAGTTTCAATTGTTATCGAAGAACTAGACATTGATACCGATGTGCTTTTGGGAACGGTAATACTTCCTGATTTCTATTTATTGTACAATGTGAAATCAGCACTATTTAACGACATCAATAAATTAGTGGTTTTTGGTTTAAATGCGCCAAGAATGAATATGAAAAAAGATGGCACAATTGTAATTCCATTTTATGTTAATGCCGAAGATGAAGATGTGAAAGTGACTATTAAAGACGATATTGGAAACACACTTCACACACAAACCATTTCAGGAGTTACCGGAAAGAAAGTTTATATTTATACACTTAACCTTTCCGAAGTAACTGTTATTTCGGCAGCTTTATTTTTGCGCGCTACTATTGAAGTAGGAACCACCACCACAGAAAAAATATACAAAGTATTGCGTTTGCCAAACTATGAAGTGAAAGAAGTAGTTTTTCAAAACAACTTTGGTTACTACATTCCAGCGTATTTTGATGGCGATTTTGAAAACACAAGCGGTTACAAAGTACAATCATATGAGCGATACGATACATCAACCGCAGTTTATGCTGTAGAAGAAGACGGAACTTATATTATTAACACAGGTGGACTTTCTATTTTAGAAAAAGACATTGTGAACGAGATTGCCAATTCAATTGAATGCTTCTTTAAAAACGGAACCGAATACAAACGAGTAAACACCGCTACTAAAAAAAGCACCAATTTAAAATCGAGATTAAATATTTATTCAGAAGATTTAACCTTTACATTCTCGGCTGGATTGCCTTTCTCAAACTTAAATGTTAACGGAAGTATTACAGAGGAATCTATTACTTATGAGTTAACAATTATAAGTTCTATTTTTAATGAATTTGATACTGAAACTGGAATGTCAATTTATGATATTGTATTTGAAGCTAATTTCCCAATATTCCAATTGTTTTATCAAACAAGATATTCTGGTGGTGTTTGGACTGCACCAGTTGAATTTCCTTCTATTATTTCTCCACAACAATATAGTGTAGGTGTTTTGAGTGGAATATCAGATGTAAGAATCTTTTCAAATTATAATGGCGAAACAATTTACTCTAACATTTTAACACCAACAACATAATGTCTTTAGTTAGAATATTTTCCACAACAGGAATCGAAATTGAGTACAAAAAAGATTCACTTACTTTAAAAAAAGAAAACAATTCGTTGTCATCTGATTTTAAAGTGCCACATTCATCATTTCCATTTTTGGTAATTGAAAATGATATTACAAAAAACATACTGGGTCCTTCTGATATTACTTCCATCAGAAAGAATAAAATAGTTCCGGTTGTTATTTTAGAAAACGGAGTTCGCTATTATGGTGAGCTTCAACAATTGACGGTGCTTCCAAAATTCAGAAAGTGCAATCTAAAATATGGCTCCGATATTATTCCTATAGTAAATAAAAAGATTGCCGAATTTTTACCAAGCGTTTCTGTTATACCAGGAGAAACTTCTCCAATTCCATTTACAGAAGAAAGCACCGAGTTAATTACAGGAAATGAATATTGGGAAACCTTTCCAGTTTCAATTATTGGTCAAATATATCCTGATGTAAAATTTAATTTCCCAACAATCTATTGGTTAAATAAATATGGTGTTGGATTAGAAAGCACAGACCCTTGGTTTGCTTATCAAAATCACATTAATAATTTTGGAGAAAATGAGCTTGAAGAAACTATATTTTTATTAAATACTGGAGAGGTAGACGGTTCAGAAGTTACGGTTGTAAATAAGAACGTTCCAGTTCCGCATTTATTCATTTTAACACCACTACATTATATTTTTACTTCATTAGGTTGGAAAATTTCGGGCGATTTCCCAACACATGAATTGATTAAAAGATTAATGTTAGTTCCAAAAAGAGACAATGTTTCTAAAACAATGTTGGCTCCTGCGCCAGTTGATATTTTATTAAGTGACGAATTAAATTTAAATTCTGAAGATAATAAGTATTATGCGTCACCAATTTCAGAATACACAATCACTCAAACTGGCAGGTATAAGATTAATTTTAATTTTGAGTTTCCACATGCAATAGCAGATTCTTTTTTACAATATTACAAAGTAGAGCTGTATTTTAAACCTATTGGTCAATGGTATAGAGGATTAATTTATCAAACAATTAGATATAATTCAGGAAACAATGTTTTTGTTTCTGGAGAAATAGAACATGATTTCACATCATTAGGAATTGTTCGTTTTATGTATAGAGCTTCAAAAGAAATATTGCCAATAAATTATTCTTTATCATTGACTTATATAGGCGATGAAAAAGAGTTCAGTCAAATGCATCCAACTATTCAATTAGGTAGATTTGCTCCTGATTGGTCAGTTGGAAATTACTTGAATTATTTAAAAAATCAATTCAATTTAGATATTACTTTGGATGATTTTAAAAAGGAAATTACCTTGAATTTGAATGAAGAAATAGTATTAAATGAAACTCCAGCTATTATTTCACAATCACTAACAATGAAATCTTATGATATTGCTGCCAATTCTTCGTTTGTTTTAAAATATGAAAACGATGAAGATTTAGCATTATTCATTAAACAAGGAGAGATTGTTACATACACCAATCAAGATGATGATTTTACCAAAAAGTTAGAATCTAAATTTAAAACATTACCAAGAAATGGTTACACTTCTGTTTTGTCAGAAGATATTCAAGATAAAGAAGGTGTTGGTTTGGTTATTTATGATGAAGCTACTGCTCCATTTACAGCGGAAAACACAGAAAACGGTTTTAATTTAAATATTTCAGGTGAAAAAGGAGTATATGATACGTTTTTCAAACGTTGGTTGAAATTTTTATTAAATGCATCCAATTGTGAAGTAACCGGATATTTTACAGAAACCGAAATTTCCAAAATAAATAAAGCGAAGGCGGTTTATATAAACAACCAACGCTTTAGAATTATTGATGTTGAAACAACAGAAGCTTCAAACAACTATCAAGAAGTAAAAATGAAATTATTAAGTGTTAATTATTAAGATACTATCCATGTTTAAAATTTGCACATCAGTAACCGATTCGGCAATGTGAACATAAATCATAGTATCTTCAATTTTAGAGTGGCCAAGTAATTTTTGAAGCACCGTTACATTTCCACCCGAAATAAGAAAATTAGTTGCAAACGTGTGTCGTGCTACATGGTACGACACATGTTTTTTTATTCCAGCAACTTTGCAGATATCTTTCAAAGTTCTATTTATGTGTTCATCAGAATGCTTTCCTTCAAACAAAACTTTATTTCCAATGAATTGCTGTGCTGATTTATTTAATTGAATCCTCTGTAGTTTACCTGTTTTTTGAGACACAAAAACCAAGTAATCGCCAATGATGTTTTCCGTATTTAATTCTTGAATATCGGAAATTCGCAATCCAGTAAAGCAAGAAAAAAGAAAACGAGACAAAACGCTTTTGTGTAGATCATTAATGAATTTACTATTCCAATATTCGAACAAAGTATTAATTTCATCAGGCATCAAGAATGTGCGGTGCGATTTAAAGTTGGTTCTTTTTATTTCTCCGCTATGCAGTGACACTTTTATTCCTCTTTCGGTAGCAATATTCAAATATTTTTTAAAGTTCTTGAAAAACGTTCCAATAGTGTTTTCTCCGTTTTTCTTTTTCACTTTTAGGAATCGAGTAATATTATCAACTTCTTGTTTATTGATTTCGTAGAAGTAAAGCGTTTCCTTATATTCTTTCAATTTTTCTAAAGCCGATTTTTGTTGGCGATATGTTCCTTTTTTTAAAGTCTCTTTTTGTCGCTCCAGTTCTTCGCCCCAAAACTTAACAAAGCAAATCCAAGAACTCGGATTTAATATTTCAGTAGTAAGTTTTTCAATATCCAAAACCACATTAGAAAGTCTGTAGTTAATTTCAATGGTATTAATATCAGCCAAAAACTTTTCAATAATTAAGTTGTAGTCTTTATGATGTTCAAATTTTGAAGAAACACGTTGTTTCGATTTATCAAACATTTTTAAAGGAACCGATAAATTCATTGGAAATATTTTTTTCTTATTATTCAAAAACACTTGAACATAAATAGCGCTGGTTCCATCATGTCTGATGTAGTCCTCTTTAATCTTTACTTTGTAAGTTAACTTCCCATTCATTTTTTGTGAGTAGTTTATTGGATAGTTTAATTGATTATTTTGAAGTATCAGCATAATAACGTATTTTTACAAAAGTTCGTAAATGACTAAAGACGAACAACTTATCATAAAAATGATAAATTATTCGCCTTTTAATTTTTATTGTAGTGACCTCGACTGTAATCAGCAAAATCAACAAAACACGTTCTATACTTCATTTTTATTTTTTAGTGGGTAGTTTTTGAGTAGTAACTATTCTTTTTAGTTTCTTAAATAACTCGCTATCTGAATCACCAATACTAATCTCTAGTATCAATTCTGTTTCTTTTTTAAGTGTTTTTTTGTTGGATGATTTCATATATCTTCTTTTTTATTTTATCGTTTTCCAGGTACTTCAAAAGCATAAATTCAAACGCATCATTGTTTTTTACATACATTTCTGCAGGTTCGTTTAAAATATTAGATTGTTTTTCATCTAGTTCTTCTGGACCTTCTCCATATAATAACCAATGAATGTTCAATTTTGGGAGTGCAAAATGTAATTGGTTTAAAATATTTATACCTAGAGTTCTTTTGTCTGCCATTACATTGACTAAGTTATTGTACTCAAAAGAAAATTTTAAACAAAATTCTTTCTTTTTAAATCCTTGTTTTTCAACATAATAGGTTAGTCTTTTTCCTGTACTCATATATATTATTTAAAAAACATTCAAAAATGTTTGTTGTATTCAAAAATGTTTGTTAGTTTTGTTGAGTGCTAATTGAGTTAGCGTTGAGTAAAAGTAATAATAATATAAGTAAGTATAAATAGCACTTTACTATGATTAGAAAGACAGAAAGAACTAAGTTAAAGAAAGTCCTTAAAAATAAGTGGATTGATGATGTTTTGAAGAAAACTATTGAAAAAGAATTAGTTACAAAGCATGGCAATAATTATGACAAAACATATGTGTCCCAAGTTTTTAATGGTGTTCAAAGTAACTTAAACATTGAAAATTGTATACGTGAAGTATATAATGAGAGAAAACAGGAACAATCAAATAAGATTGTAAAACTTATAGATTAAAAAAACCCGAAGCGGTCACTTCGGGTTTAAAATTCATTCATTAACCTTTTAAAAGATTAACAAATTATCATGGACAAATTTACAACAAATTCACTAATTCACCAAATACCAGCTGGACTGATGATTGGTGATACATCCACAGAACTTTTTGGATGTAGAGAAACTAAGCAAGTTTTTGCCCTTTCAAATGGTCAAACCATTAAGTTTGAAGAATTAAACCCAACCAAAAGAGCATTAATTTTTGAAAAATTACTTTCAGATGAAGCTGCGATAGAAGATTTAAAAAACCTTTCACAATCTGAAGCAATTGAAAGATTTGCTTTTTGTGTTTACGGTGCAGCAGATCATGAACCTGATTTTGATTGCAACGGAAATCTAAAACAAGCCGACAACTTTATCTGCTCTAATAATTGCCAATGCTTAAAATGGCAATCGAAAAATATTTCAATCGACGGAAACAAACTAACTCCACGTGAACTTGAAATCGTTACGCTTTTAGCTTCTGACAAACCTGATAAGCAAATTGCTGATGAACTTGAAATTACTGAATCTACTTTGAACACACACAAAAAACACCTTTTTGAAAAATTTAACGTGTATTCAAAATCAGGATTAATCACAAAAGCAATTACGAATAAAATCATTCAATAATCATGGGAGCATTCAAATTACAATATACAGGAACGGAAGCAGTAGATATTATTAAAAACTACTATCCACAAGATTGGCAACAAAGAATCGAAGCTAAAAAAAGAGCTTTAATTCTGCTTTCAAAAAGAGAGAACATCACATTAGAAAAAGCATATAAAAAATACATTATTCCAGTTGCAGGAAATCAAGAATCAATTGTGTTTTTCGCAGCATTATCAGAATTGATAAAAATGGACAAAATGACTTCAAAAGATAAAGCAACAAAGGTTATTGAATTAGAAGTAAAACGTGAAAACGTTGCAGAACAAATCATTGCTTTAGAAAAATGCTCAAATATTAGCTATGAAGATAAAAAAATCTTACGTGGTCACTACACCAAACTTCAACAAGAAACCACTACCGAAATTAACGAACTCATTAACTCCTTCGAAGTTATTGAACCCCGACTTATCATCCACCAACCCGGATTATTTGACGCATCAATTAACAGTTAAAGATTATTACGAAAAACATATACAAAATAGATTATGACAGAAATTCTAATTATAAATTTTAAGCTTCCACTATTAAATAACTTATCATTAGTGAGTGTTATTTGTTCACATGGATATAGAGTTACAGGTAATAAATTTAGTGTTGATTTTAATGGTTCAAAAGGTTACTTAAGTCATGTTGTAATTTCTTGTGAAGGTTTTCAAACAGAAAGAAATAATATCATTTGGATTGAAAACTTAAGAACAAAATCAGGGAAATTAAGAAGTAAAAATGTTGAAGTTTTTTATAGTAAAGAAAACGGAATACGTATTTCAATTTAATAAAATTAAACATGTACAAACCATCCTCAATAGACCAAGTTAGAGAAGCTGACATCATCAGCATTATTTCAAAATATGCCGAATTAAAACGTGCTGGTTCTCTTTACGAATGTAAATCACCTTTCAATCCGAACGATAAAACACCAAGTTTTAAAGTTTCGCCTGCTAAAAACAACTTCGTTTGTTACAGCACGCAAAAGAAAGGTGACGGAATTAAGTTCGTAATGGAATACGAGAACTGCTCGTTTTATGAAGCCGTTCAGAAGATTGCTGACATTTGTGGCATAGCATTGGAACGCGAAGAAGAAACCGAAGAAGTAAAACAAAAACGCTCTGAAAAAGAAGAGTTGTTTCGTTTAATGGATTGGGCTTCTAAAAAATACCAAAAAGCTTTCCAAAATTTACCAGCTGATCATTGGACTAAAAAAATGATTGCGGACCGACAAATAAACGAAGAAACGCTTTTGACTTTCGGAATTGGTTTTGCTCCTGATGATTGGAAATTCTTAACGAATCCAATTATTGAAACTGCCAAATTTGAAGCAGGAAAAACCGCAGGATTAGTAAACGTGAAAGACGGAAACTCGTTTGACTTCTTCAAGAACCGATTAATCTTCCCAATTGAAGATGTAAACGGAAACGTGATTGGTTTTGGTGGCCGATGCTCTGATGATGACCCAGCAAAAGAAAACGGAAGAAAGTACATCAACTCGAAAGAATCAATTGTTTACTCAAAATCTCGCTCTCTTTACGGAATTTACCAAGCCAAAAAAAGCATTACCAGAACTAAAACTGCGGTTTTATGTGAAGGTTATACCGATGTAACCGCTTTGCACCAATACGGATGTGACATGGCTGTGGCTTCGGGTGGAACGGCTTTGTCAGATGACCAATGCAAACTACTAAACCGTTTTGCAGCTCACGTTATCATTTGCCGAGATAATGACGGCTTTGATGCACAAGGAAATCCAAAAGCAGGAACTAAAGCCGCACTGGAAGACATCAACAAATTATTGGCTAATGGTTTCAAAGTTTCGGTGGTTATATTTCCTGAAGGAGAAGACCCTGATTCGTATTCTAGAAAACACGAGGACATCAAACAATTCATTTTCGATAACGCACAAGATGCAGTTCTTTGGAAAACTACGTTTTTGAAAAATCAAGCAGCAAATGACCCTGATAAACTTTCGGAAGCAGTTACTGCGGTGGCTGAAATGTTGTATAGAATTCAAGATGACATCAAACACAACACTTACGTTAAGGATTGTAACAAGATTTTAAAAACGCAATTGACTTCTTTGAAAGCGAGAATTAACGATTTCGCATCAAAAGCAATCGAGAAAATCGAAAAAGGAAATCCAGATGAAGCAACTGCGATTGATTTAGGTTTGCCACCAGGAGCGGATTTTGAAGAATTTAAAAAATACAGATTTTGCACCATTGGAAACTCGTGTTGGTTTCAAGGTAGAAGCGGAAGTTTTTTCAAAGGAACAAATTACAGAATCACGCCACTTTTCCACGTTTACGGAAAGAATGACAACAAACGTTTATGTGAAGTAGTAAACGAAAACGGCTCAAAGAAACTAATTGATTTCGATTCTTCGGATTTCGTTTCGGCTAATAAATTTGATGAAGCTTTGATTAATGAAGGTTATTTCGTGAAAACGGAAAATTTCAATGCAGCACATTTTACGCTAATGCGAAACAAAATTCTTTCGCAATTCATCATGGCTTTCGAATTGAAAACATTAGGGTGGCAACGTGAAGGTTTCTTTGCTTTTGCAAACTGTATATTTTTCAATAACATCATAAAAAACGTAAACGAATACGGAATCGTGCAAGTAGAAACCGAAGCAGCTGACAAATCAGAATATTTTGAAGAAGTGAAACACTATTATTCTCCTGCATTTTCTGAAATCTACAAGCACACACGTGATGATGATGATCCTTACGAAAATGACAGATATTTTGTGTACAAGCAAGCACCAATTACAATGAATACTTGGATGAAGCAAATGGAATTGGTTTACAAAGACAAAGCAATCATTGGAATCGCTTCGGTTTTCTTCTCATTATTCAGAGATTTATTTGTAAAAACGCACGCAGTATCACCGCTTTTGTTTTTATCAGGTGAGAAAGGTTCCGGTAAATCAAAGTATGCCGAATCATTGGCTTCGCTTTTTACTTATAAGCAACCAGCATTCGATTTGAACGGTTCTACTTTGGTAGCATTTTCACGAAGAATCGGAAGAACCCGAAACGCCTTAACCATTTTGGAAGAGTTTCACGATAACATCGATATGAAGATTTTACAATCGATAAAAGGATCATACGATAATCGTGGGCGTGAACTTGGAATGGCAACTGGAGACAACCGAACCAAAGTAGCAAAAGTGAATTGTTTCTTAGTAATGCTTTCGCAGTATTTATCAACTTGGGATGATAACGCAATCACTTCACGCTCGGTAATTCAACACTTTATTAAGCCACAAGAGAATTTCACGCAACAAGAAATCAACGATTACAACTTATTAAAGTCTTGGGAAGAAGAAGGATTGACATCGCTAGTATTAGACATTGTTCAGCACCGAAAAGAAGTTGAAACGCAATACATAAAAATGTACGCTGATTTAATCAACAAACTAAAAAAGGATTTAAAAGGACACGATTACCAGGAACGTATGTTACAGAATTATGTGGTGATGCTTACGCCAATTTCAATCCTTTGGGAACACTTTAAGTTTCCGTTTGAATATGAAGAAATGTATCAATTGGCTAAAAATGCAGTAATCGATTCTTCGGACTTAATTATCGAATCAGAAGGATTGGCAGAGTTCTGGAAAACGTTGGAGTATTTATTGGACAGACAACCTTATCCGCTTTTAGTGAAAGATACCCATTTCATTATCGACAAGCCAGCAAGTTTGAAGCTTCAAGGCAGAAAAGGAGAAAAGGAAATCGAGTGGACCAACGACAGCCGAAAACGAGTTTTGTATTTGCGCTTGAATGCGGTGCATCAATTGTATCACAAAGAAGTTTCTACACGTGAAGGAGTAGATGTTATTGGAGAAAACACACTTCGTAATTACTTCAAATCAAAAAAATACTTCATTGGAGCCGTAAGAAGTCACCGATTCAACGACACTGCAACATCGGCTTATATTTTTGATTACGACATGATGGAGCACGCAGGAGTACTGAATTTGATACGTGAGAAAGTGGATGCTTTTAATCCTGCTCCCGAAGAAAAAGAAGATGATTTACCTTATTAGTCATGAAGCCAGAAGAAATTCATTTTAAGTGGTGTACGGAAAACGGAATCAGATTATATCCGGTTCCAGTTTCCGAAAACTACACTGGTAATTACAACATTGTAGTTGAACGAAATGGAAAAGCAAGTAAAGGAAAGTTAATTTTTAAAAATGAGCCAACAAAGGAAGAACCATCTGTTTGGCAACAAATAAGAACCTTATATAAAATGATTTATGAGAAAGAATCAGTTAACCAGGACACAAGCGCACGAGTTGTTAATGCAGAATAAAACTCACTATTTGTGGAACGTGCCTTACAACAAATGGACAGAAGAAGATGAAACCAATTTGTTAAACGGAATCAACAGAAGCGGTTTTGAAAAACATCGCGGCAATAGAGTAGGAATGCAACCGGTAAAAGTGATTGAAAAAAACGGAACTGAAAAGATTTACAAATCAGTTGCAGAATGTTCCAGAAAAACAGGAGTATCAGAACCTACCATTTTTGCCACTATAAACGGCAGAAGAAGATTGAAAAAAACCAAATATCCATTATTCGAAAAAGTAAATTCTTAATTTTTAAATATGTCAAAAACACAGACACCAACCGCCAAAGCAAAGAAGTTTCAAGTATTTGTAGGCACAGAATTAAAAGCCGAGAGCAACAACCACGAAGAATCTTTGAACGAAGTATCGGAGCTTCAAAAACAAAATGTTGCCGAAATTAAATTGGTTAACCACGTGGCAAAAGTGAGCCATTTGTACACCAAAGGTAGATACGATAAAAACTACCGTATCATAGGAACCGACTATGTAGCACCTTCAAAAGCCGTAACCGAAGAAACTGCTGCAGAGTAATTGTCAAAAGAAAAAACTCTAACGTTCTTACAAAGACTTAACGCCTTAGTCAAAACTTTAAAATCAGGTTGAGAGAGTTCCTGATTTATTTTAAAATTCATTCATTATCAAAAACAAATTATTATGAACAAATATTTATTTGAAAAAATTGAACAAGCTCATGGAGCTTATTTTGAAAAATTAATCTTTTTATCTAGTGAAGTTTGCCGAAATAGAATATCAAACACTTTTGAAGAATTTACAGAACTAGATCCAAAAGAAATCGCTGAAGTTCTTGGTTGGAATAAAAAAGAAGAAACACTGAAACTTATTACTGATCATATTGAAGAGAAAGAATTATCCTCTCTTTTATTACAATATGACATGACTGGATTTTTAGCAGAATGCCACATGCCTGAACATTATGATTTCAGATTTAAAGAAGGAGAAGATAAACCATGGTGTTGTTCAGTTCATGGAGGAATACTTACCACTTTTTGGCTTTATGCTGAATCTATTGGAGAATTAGTCCACAAACTAGAAGAAAAAACAGAACAATTATATATCGAAGCATATACTGAACAAAAAAATAAACAATAACATCATGGGAAAAGCCGCAAAACAAAACGCCAACAGAATGGCAAAGCGAATAGACAGAGCCAACAGAATGGTAAAAGAAATTCAAGAAAACAAAGAAGACAAAGACTTCTTGCAAATGATTGAAGCCATGCAGGATGATAAAATGTACCGAATAAAAAAAGGAGACAAATATTTATTCGACGGCATTAACGCACCAGGAGAATATTGGAAAAGTCAATTTCTAACTAAAAAAGAAGAGAGTGATGAAAAGTAAACCAATATTATTCAGTACAGAAATGGTTCAGGCTATTTTAGAAGGCAGAAAAACCCAGACTAGAAGAGTTATTAAAAACGAAGTTTTACAATCAATGAAAAATCTTCGTTATGATGGAATTGAAGAGGATACAGATTCAGAAAATTACAAACACCACTATGTTGAATTAGTAGATGAAGAAGGAAATCCAATGGAATATTATTCATCAATTGGAAAATGTAATTATGGAGAAATCGGAGATATTATTTGGGTTCGAGAAAGCTTTGCAAAAGTAGAATTTGAAAATAAACCAACAGTTTATTTATATAAAGCTAATCCGGAGCATCAATCAATGAGATGGAAACCATCTATCCACATGCCAAAAGAAGCTTGTAGATTATTTTTAAAAGTTACCAATGTTCGAGTTGAAAGATTATGGGACATTTCAGAACAAGATTCAAAAGCAGAAGGATGTAGTTTTGAAATAATTCATAACATCAAAGAATATAAGGACTATTTGAATCCAAATAATACTTTTCCAGTTTATGCAAAACTTTCTTTTATATCGCTTTGGGAGAAAATTAACGGTGTAAAATCACTAGAAGAAAATCCATTTGTTTGGGTAATAGAGTTTGAAAGAGTAGATAAACCAGAAAATTTTTAATCATGGATGCCAATCAAATAAAACAAACCATCGGTCAAATAGAAAAAAGCATTGAAACCATAGAACCGCAGCTTTCCGATGAAGAATACAAAGAATACTGCGATAGTGCTTACAAATTAATTTCCTTCTGGAAACAACAAATCAAATACGTACAACATTAAAAAATAAACATCATGCAATTATCAGTAACAATCGTTAGAATTTTAGAAACAAAAGAAATTGGAGCTAGCCAATTCAAAGTAAGAGAAATCCACGCAGACACCGAAGAGCAATACACACAACGTTTAGCTATTCAGTTCACGCAAGATAAATGCGCGCTGCTGGACAACTTTAAACCAGGTGAAAAAGTAAAAATTGACATCAACCTAAAAGGAAGAGAAGCCAATAATAAAGACGGAGAACCAGTGGTTTATAATACCATTCAAGGTTGGAGAATTGAGAAAGCAGTTTGATGATGGAAAAGGTAATTTTTAGCAAATCGCAAGGCTTAGGAATTATCTCTGCTGAAAAAATAAACTGCATCGATAAAGTTTCGGTGCAGTTTGAATTCGGAGAGCTTGTTCCAGGACAAAAAACCGATTTAAAAGGGATGTACGTAGAACCATTGGAGTATTTAGGTTTATTACAAAACGAAAGCCAAAAAGTAATGGTTTTTTATATAGGTTCCCACCACAATGAACATTATTACTATTGCTGGTATTACATCAACGAAAAAAGAATAGCCAACAAATACAAAGAAGGAACCGCTCGCGATTACAATTGGATTAACGGAAAATGGAAATAAAATGGAACAAATGAAAATCGGACAAAAAATAACATTTGATATTCATACGTGGCCTGACAATAAAAATCTAGTAATGAAAGAAGTTACTTCAGAAATAAAAGACTTTATTCATGATCCTTTAAAAAGACACGAATCAAAATGCTTAGTTGTTTTTCAAGATACTAAAATGGGAATTCCTTTTTCAGAAATAAAAGAACTCCATCCAGCAAAAGGAGAACAGCTTCAATTGTTTTAACGTTTTGCAACTTGTAGAAGTGGCGTAATTCAAGCGATTACACAACAAAAAATAACTAATTATAAATTAAACAACAATCAATCCAAAACTGCGAATAGTAGCCATTTCTACAAATTGCTGTTATCTTTCAGTTGTGGGTTTTAAAACTAAATTTTATGAATATTACTTCAAGTATTTCGGCTTTATTCTCTGATGAAATTCAAGAAATTATTTTTGATAATTCAGAAATACAATTTTACGCAAATGATAATACAAACTCTTATATGTGGCGTGATAGTAGATTTACTGATACTAAAGATATGTTTCAAAATAAAACTGCTGAAACAAGAAAGGAATTAGTTGAAATATTTAAACGTCATTTAGAAGATAAACGTAGCAATTGAAGATAACAGTCTGATTGGCGCTCGTTTTAATGGCGCCAATCATTTGTTAAAACTTTCTGCACTATTACTTGCACGTTAAAACACTTGTAGCGTACTTAGACATACAATTAAAAAGCAAAAATTATGATACGAGTTATGAAATGCAAGCGCACCAATAAAGTTACCTTCTACAAAAACGGAAACCAAGTTTTTCCAACTAGCATAAAAGGAAACATTGCAGAGTTTAGCACTGGAGAATTAATCCTAATCTAAACCAAAACCCACAACCAACACAAACCGCCACACAAGGCGGTTTTTTTTATTCTAACACGATGGACAAATGGAACTATCAAATTTAAAATACAAGGGCGCAAATCAAACGAAAAGCAGTAATTCGCAACACAACCAACATACCACACACACAACTCCACTCAAACTCCCCCGCACCCCCAAAAATTAAAAATTTTTTCCAAAAATTTTTTTTTCAAAAAATATAGAAATTTTCAGTTCCAAAAGTTCCATTTTCCCACAAACATACTTTTACTATAGATATAATCTATACTATATATTTAATAATCAATATATTAAGTCTAAATAAGTACTGTGGAACTTTTGTAAAATTCTGTGGGATTTTTGTGGGATTTGTGGAACTATTTTTTTGAGTTCCAACAAAAAACACCATGTTCCCACAAGTTCCTACTACTTGTGGAACTCTAAAACATTGATTTTCAATGATGTGGAATTGTGGAACTCTTTTTTTGAAAAAACGCTAACATATTTGTAAATTTTACAAACTTTTTTGTTTGTACTTATGCTTAAAAATTGTATTTTTACTATTAAACCTTTGAAAATATGATAGTTATCCAAATTCCTGTTAAGTGCCATGTAAAAAAATACCTGATCAAGCGTTACGGAGCTGTGCATCAGGTGAGCAAAAAGACATTTATTGGTTTGTTTCTGCTCCAACTACTGGAAAAGAAAGTTGAAAAGCCAGAAAAAGAAGCAGGAAAAGGAAGCTTCTACGATATTGAGGTTCCGGAATTCTATTTTAACGCCAAAGGTTACTCAATTGATAACAACAAATTGAAGTTTTTGTCTGTATGCCTGGAACGTTTGTTCTTTGAAGACTTCTACTCATTTGTGGATAACGAGCTGGTAAAAGGAGATTTGACTGCAAAAAAGGCAATTCGTTTGTTTTTTAGTATTTATGACATTTCAGAAAACGAACTAAATCAGGATTCTATGTACCGAAATTACCAGCGTTATTGCGGTGAAAATATTAAGCACAAAAAGAAAAATAAAGTAAACTTATAGTAAAAAAAACGTGTAAAGCCTTACAAGCAAAGGCGGAAAAAAGCGACAGTTCTATAAAAATAAATTTTAAAATATGACATTTTCATGTGATGAGCAACTTTCCGGAGTTGCCGAATTAGATTTTTTCCTTTTAGAGGAAGTTAGTAATTGGCCTGAAATACTTTCCGATAGTAATTCAGCACAATTAGAGTTCAATCCTTCGGTTCATTCCGTTGAAGCTACCATTAAACCTGATAGTATTGTGGTGGGTGATAACAAAACCAATAAGAATTTCGGTGTATCGCACGCTATTTCCATAAAAATGGAATTCTTAACGCGTTCGGAAGCATTGGAACAACTCTTGGAACAGTACGAAAACAAACCTGGTATTGCACGAGCGAAATTCAATAACGGATTTCAAAAAATATATGGTTCCAATACCGAACCTTTGTATATGATCTATGAAGATGTTCCAGGAACAAAGATTGATGGAGAAGGAACAACTGTAATTGAAATTAAAGGAGAAACCGCCAATAGACCAGTGTTTTATACGGTTTTATAAGGTGTCCTATTTTAAGAACACACATTAAAATAATATTGTATTGTGAAATAGTAGTAACAATACAATATTTTTTTTTGTGAAAAAGAACACGTACAGTCTTTTAAGTTCCAAATGGATGTTTTCTGGTGATACAGGAAACGACCTACTTCCGTTTTTAATGAATATCATTAGCGGTCAGGAAATTAAAGAGACTTTAAATACTACTGGATTTTATTTATCAGATGCTAAAATGGTATTTGATCCTTTCAATCCGAACCAACCAAGTGCTTCTGCTTCAAAAGAAGAGAAGGTTGGAATCATTCAAGTACATCATCCTATTTTTAAATATGACCAAATGTGTGGACCAAGAGGGACACAAAGCATAATGTCTATTTTAGAAGGTTGGCGTAATGATGAAACTGTTATTGGTGTTGTAATGGATTATAATTCAGGTGGTGGACAAGTTTCTGGAACACCTGAAATAGCAAATTACATTTTCAATTACGATAAACCACTTGTTTCTTATTCAAATGATATTGTTGGTTCTGCTGCTTATTATATGTATGCAGCTTCTCAATTCAAAATACTTAATGAATTTGCGGATGTTGTTGGTTCTATTGGAGTAATGACACAAGGCGTAAATCTTAAAGGCATTATTGAAAAGCAAGGTGGAAAGGTTTATGAAATTTACTCTGATTTATCTCCAGAGAAAAACATTGCAACTAGAAAGCTTCAAGAAGGTGATGAGAGATATTTAATTGAAAATTCATTAAATCCTTTAGCAGAAAAGTTTCATGCAGATATGAAACGATTCTTACCAAACATTTCAGAAAGAGCATTGAAAGGTGATGTTTTCTCTCCACAAGAAGCAATCCAAGAAGGATTGATTGATGCTTTTGGAACCATGCAAGATGCTATTGACAAAGTTTTCGAATTGTCAAACGCTAAAAAATCGAATAATTCTAAATCAAATACTAATATGAACACTAAATCGCTACCAAAAGTGGAAGCTGTTTTAGGTTTAGATGCTCCGTTGGCTCTTACCGACAATGGGAGCTTTTTAAACGAAGAGCAGTTAGAAGCTATTAATGGTCGTTTGGAAACATTGGAAACTGAAAATTCCACTATTCAAACACAATTGGATGATGCAAACGCAAATCATCAAACTGCTATTGATGCAGTAACCGGACAATTAACAGAAGCACAAACCAATGCCACTGCAATGGAAACTTCTGTAGATGCAATTATGGAAAACTTAGGTTTACCAGTTGCAGGAACTTTAACCGAAAAATTAACTGCTATTAATGCAAAAAGCATTGAAGTAGGTAAACAAGACGGTGCATCAACAACCGCTCCTAAGATTGGAGCTTCAGAAGGAGTAAAAAATGATTTCGTTGACGAATCAGCTTCTCACAATCAAATGGCTAACTCATTAATTGGTAAATAAAAATGGCTACAATCAATGTCCAAGACGTTCAAAAAGAAGTGAACGAATACGTAAAAAACAACACAGAGGTAATCTCTGCTGGTGTTTATGCTGCAGAAGTTACTTTAAACAAGTACTGCAAAACCTTAACTGCGGTTAAAGGTAAATTTCCACAATTCCATTCAATCTTAACTCGTGTAGTTCAAGGTTTCAAAGCAGAATGGCAAGAACTTGGAGAAGCGCAATTTAAGCACAAGATGCTTAAAGCGTTCCACCACAAAGTAAACTTCGCTGTAATTCCTTCTGAAATTTTGAATTCATGGTTAGCGGATTTATATACTACAGGTAAAACTGCAGCAGAACATCCAATTTCTAAATATATCATGGATGACCTTTTATTAAAGGTTGCCGATGATTTAGAAGATTTATCACAAACTGGTGTTCGTGATGATGCTAACGCTGATGGTGAGTTTGGAAAATCATTAGATGGAATTGCTACACAAGTGGAAAATGCTTTGGCAGACACAACACATCCAGCGTTCCGTATTCCTTTGAATGCAATTACTCCATCTAATATTTTAGATGAAGTAAAATCATTTGAAAAGCAATTACCAAAGAAAACTCGTAGAAAGTGTAAATACTTGTTTATGAGTGATTCAATGGCATTAACATTTGCTGATGAGTACGAACAAGCATATGGTACAAACGTGAACTATACTGCTGATGGAAACATGAAAACTCCATTAACTAAAATGGAAATTGTTGGTTTACCAAATATTCCAGACGATATCATGTTCACAACAGTTGATGGAAATATGGTTCGTTTGATTGATGTTCAAGACAAACCAGCAGTTACAGAAACACAAACGCTTGATTACAAGTTAAAAGTGTTCATGGAGTTCTTCCTTGGTTATGATTTCTTAATCAACCAATTGCTTTACGTGGCTGTTTTTGATGGCTCTGAAAGAGGATTAGAAAATGCTACTCAAAATGCATTGTACTACGAATCAGAAACTTTGGCAGTAACTCCTTAATCTAAGTAAAGACTATGGGAAAAGGTAATAACGCTCCTTCTACGGAAGGAGCTACTTCAAAAGAAGTAAAAGAAAAAGAAGTAGTTGCTGAAGTAGTAGAAACTGCTACAGAAGAAACTGCTGAAGTAGTAGAAACTGCTACAGAAGAAACTGCTACAGAAGAAACTGCTGAAGTAGTAGAAACTGCTACAGAAGAAACTGCTGAAGTAGTAGAAACTACTACAGAAGAAACTGCTACAGAAGAAGTAACTCCAGTAAACGGAGTATTTGAAGTAAACGGAAAGAAATACAAACTTTCAGACCGTTGTCCAGGTAAAGTGCAGTTTAATGGAACTGTCTACACAAGAGAAGATTTGTTAACCAACGCAGAAGTTTTGGAATCATTAGTGATTGGCCAAAGCCCATTCGTTAAAAAAGTATAAGCTATGGCTATCACATTAGAAGATATTGGATTAGAAGTTTGCGAACCAGTAGCTGGTTTATCGCAAGTGTATTATTCATTACATGGTGATTACACCAGTATTGAAGATCCTGCAGATATTTGTGGAACTGTTACGGCAGACACATTTGCAGAGTTAGTTGAAATTCCTGCTACACCAGGACACGTTATGGCTTCAACTAAAAAAATCCACGAATTAAAATTCGTTACTGAAACAGGAACTATCAAATCAACAATGGTTGGTGAAAAAGGTAGAAGATTGTTTGAAAACGAATTAGTTGTTGAAGTAGCTGGTTCTGATGCTGACTTATTAGGTTTCCTTCGTTGGATTAAAAACCAAAAGTTAGTATTCAACGTTGTTGAGTATGGAACTGGAAATGTGCGTCAATTAGGTTCAAGCAGAATGCCTGCATGGGTTGAAGGAATTGAACACGCAATTGAAGCTGTAACCGACGGTAAAAACTCGGTAACACTTACATTGAAAGACAAACAAAAATGGCCAGCATCTATTTACAAAGGTGCGTTACAATTAGTAGCAGCAACATAATAAATAATTTGGGTTTGTTAAGTTTGAAAAAGCGTTCTGTAATGGAACGCTTTTTTTTGTAGGTTTGTAGTATTAATATTAAAATTTTACTCATGAAAAAAATTATTGTAGCCTTATTATTTGGCTTTTTTGGATTTGCACAGGATTCAACATTTGTTTTTACAAAAGATGGTTTTACGGATTTTGTTGTAGGTAAAGTAGAAGGAAAAACACAACAAGAACTTTATAAAAAAGTGATTGATTGGGTTTCTGTTACTTATAAAAATCCAAAAGAAGTAATCAAAGCACAGATTGAAAATGATTATGTAAGGATTGAAGGTTCTAGTTATGGATTAGTTACTTTTAATATTATGGGTAAAAAACCATACGAGTCTAAATATCAAATTGAAATTTCATTAAAAGATGGTAAATATAAATTTGATGTTATAGAAGTTCAATTCTTTACTCCATCTTCTCAATATGGTGTTGGTGGTTGGGGTTATATTTCGTTGAATCCAGTTGATTATATGTATAATAAAAAAGGAGAAATTAAAGGGAATTACAAATATATTCCGCAAGATTTAACAAATTACTTCAATAGACTAAATAAAGAATTAGAAGCTTTTTTAAAATCAGATTCGATTCCAAGCAAAAAAAGTGATTGGTAATGGAAGCTACTTTATTTTTTTTTATAACTACAATTGTGTTTTTTGCGCTTTATTTAAGTGAAAGAAATAAAAGTAAGTCAATGTTTATTCAGAATGTTCAGCTTAAATATTTGAATGAAAAAGAAAAAAAAGCCACCAAAGCAAAAGAAATTGATGTTGTTTTTCCATATTCAAATAAGACTAATAACAAAACAGGAGTAAAAAGACCTGATTTGTCTTTTGAGGATTTAGTACATTTTAGAGATAATAAAATTGATAAACAATACTTATATCCTATTAAAGATTTAAAAGACACTGGGAGCTTCTTTTTTGGTAAAAAAGTGGTAATTACAGGAGAATTTAAAAATTTTGAATATAGAAATGATATTGCTAAGTTGCTTTGGGAATCAGGTGCTGATGTAGATGTTTCAGTAGGCAAATATACCGAAATACTCGTTTGTGGTTTTAATCCTGGTAGTACCAAAATGGATAATGCAAAAGAATATGATGTTTTAATTATTGATGAAACTGAATTCTTGTCTCATTTTAATTTATAAAACAATTTTCACTATATTTGAAGTCTCAAAAGAAAACATTATTTAGTACTGGTTTAAATCAGCAGGAGTTCGGTAGCGGTAACGCCCGACAGCCTAACTACATTTATAATGTTTTCTGCTGGAGAGCTCCTGCAACGATATAAACACAGTATGTACGATTACGTTTCTCAAATATCAGAATTCATTAAGCAAAACTTTGTTCCTGCTGAAAATGCGGAACAAGCCAACACTCGTTTTTCAACTGATCAGTTGATGGAGTTTTTGTTTCAAACCTTTCCAGAAGGTTGTATTTCTGATTACGAACTAAACGAAATTATGTTGAAGCTTCAATACAAAAGAGAAACCTACACCATTGCAACTGCGATTCCAAGAAGCAAAAAACAAATAGAAGAAAATGTGCCAGAAAAATTCAATTACGAACTTTGTACCGGTTGGTGTATGAATTCAATTGCACTTCAAAATAAAGTTTTGACTAATTAGGCGTTGGTCACACCTCGTTCTATAATAAAACAATAGCGGTTAAATTGATTTATTTGGGAAATAGAACGAGGTTTTTTTTAACTTAAAAGTGAATTTATGGAAAACCCAAAAAAAAGAATTTTAGTAACTTTAACTACTGATAAAATTCATGAAATTTTACATCAGGTTAGACGTGCGATTATTAAAGTATCAAAAGAAAATGATATTAATCATCAATATTTAAGAGTAGCAATTCCAAAATATTTTATTGATTTAGTAAATTATGCAAATTCTAATGAAGTATCTATGAATGCATTTGATAGTGGAAATAATAAATTGACTATTTTTGGAATAGAAGTGGTTTACAACTATGAAAATTTTATAGTAGTTTTTCATGAACAATGTCCAGTTTTTTTAGATATAGATTATGAAGTCATCGATTTAAAATAAACCTATAGGTTGATTATTGCCACTCTTCGGAGTGGTTTTTTTATGTCCTATTTTTACGCTTTCCATTTCTGCAACTTTGCTATATGAACGCAATAGAACAATGGAAAGCAAAAGGAACTCCTTATGATGAAGGAGTTTTGTTGTATGCGAGTTTACCAGCTCATAATAAAAATTTACTAAAAAACTTCCAGCGCAAACAAACTGCTCAACTGCTCGAAAAATTAAAGTATGAGTTGTCAAAAATTGACAAGTCAGTTCAAAACCAATCAAAAGCGGTCAAAACCAGTCAAAACCAGTCAAAACCAGTCAAAAGCAGTCAAAAGCAATCAAATGATGTTTCCGTTGTGCAATATATTGAACAACAACAAACCAACTACGTTACCAAACAAGCACTTTACTTTCACGAATTACCTGCAGAACTTCGACCTATACTTTTAGAAGCCAATACGCTATTTAAAGAAATGTGCTTCTTAAAAGTGCAACTAAACGAATTTCCAGCAGAAGCCGAATACAAAGCATTATCGATTCAAATTGATATTGCTAAAAAGCAAAAGCAAAACGCATTGTGTTGGGAAAAGCTAGACTATTGGAAAACACACAAAGTAGCTCCAAAAGAAGCTAAAACCGAATTCGAAAGTTTGTCTCCGGCTAATATGCTAAAAAAAGAACAACATCTTTTTGCTAGTATCAGCAAAATGAAAAAGCGATTACTTCAAAATAAAGAACTCCTAAAAACCGCAAACGGAGTAGCTGAAGTAAAGAAACTGGAGCGAAGCATATCAAAACAAGAAAGCACACTCATTGCTAAAAATGAGGAATTATTAACCATAAAACGCCTAATTGATGGAAACTAATATTTTAACCGCTCCACTAGAATGGAGAACCGAAAAAAGGAAAGTCAAAGACTTAGTTCCTTATGAGTACAATCCTAGAAAACTAACAGAAGAGAAAAAAGCACTTCTGATTAAAAGTATCGAGAAGTTTAACCTTGCCGAAATTCCTGCAGTAAACACCGATAACGTTATTATTGCCGGACATCAAAGAGTAAAAGTAATGATGGACATCGGCAGAGGAGAAGAAGAAATCGATGTGCGTATTCCAAGCCGATGCTTAACCGAATCGGAATTCAAGGAATACAACATTACATCAAACGTTCCAGTTGGGTTTTGGGATGTTGATGTTTTAGAAGCACATTTTGGTGATGTGGATTTGGAATCACTAGGATTATTTTTAGAAGATATTGAAATACCAGGAGAAGCTTTAGGAGAAGAAGGTGACAATGAAGAAGAACAAGAGTTTGACCCAACACCACCAAAAGAATCAATCACGCAAATTGGTGATGTTTACGAATTGAAATCGGTACAAAAAGGAATCAAGCACGTGATTGTTTGTGGCGATAGCACCAAAAACGAACCTTATAAGAAATTAGGACCAGAAGAATTTAACTTGGTTCTTACTGATCCACCATACAACGTAAACTATGAAGGTGGAACAAAAGACCGCTTGAAAATCGAAAACGACAACATGTCTACAGGAGATTTTTACACGTTTTTGTATTTGTTCTACCAAGAAACATTTTTGAAAGCATTACCAGGTGCGCCAATTTATGTTTTTCACGCAGATAGTGAAGGTGCCAACTTTAGAAAGGCATTAGCCGATGCAGGTTATAAACTTTCACAATGTTTGATTTGGCAGAAGAATTCAATGGTGTTATCAAGACAAGATTATCATTGGAAACACGAGCCTTGTTTATATGGATGGAAAGAAGGAGCAGCGCACAATTGGTATTCCGACAGAAAGCAAACTACTATTTTAGAGTTTGACAAACCATTGCGAAACGAAGACCACCCAACAATGAAGCCTATAGAGTTGTTTTGTTATCTTATAAAAAACAGCAGTAAGCAACGTGATATTGTTGGCGATCCATTTGGTGGTTCTGGAACTACTTTGATTTCTTGCGAGAAAACATGGAGACAAGCACGCATCATTGAATTAGGAGAAAACTATGCCGATGTTCACATCAAGCGTTACATTAAGTACATGCGCGATAATCATCTGCAATATGAAATCGTAAAAAATGGACAAAAGTTGTCCAATGAACAATTAGAACTTTATTTGAATGAATAAACTTCCGTTTAAAATACAGAAAGGCGATACCACACTGGAAAAGATAATGGCGCATCATATCGACCCAGTGCGGTTCCCTTTATCTCCAAAATTGGAGGAAATAAGAAAGCGTTGGTCAGAAGTGCTCACGCTTTCTTTCAACTATTATTCGCCACAACAAATCGTGAATAAGTTAATGGAAGATCATGGAGTTTCATTAGCGCAAGCGTATTTGGATGTGAAGAATGCGCAAATTTTGTACGGAAACGTAATGGAATCCGACAAGAAAGGAAAGCAGGCGATTCTTTACGAATATGCACACAAATACTATCAACGTGCTATTCAAGCCAAAGACTTAAAAGCACAGGCTAAAGCATTGGAGCTAATGTCTAAGTTTGGTGGATTAGATGAAGTTGACTTGGCTGACTTCAATCCTGAAAAACTTGAAAACGTGGAAATTAAGTTCGCTATTCCGAAAGAGTTATTTAAGTACTTGAAATTATCAGAAAATCAAGGCGTTGATGATTCAAATTTGTCAGCTCCAATTGATATAGAATTTGAAAACGTAGAAGAAGATGAAGAACAAGGCGAAGACTAAAGTTATCAATCTAAACATACCACAAGCAAAGGCGTTTATTAATATGCGCCAAAAAAACTACTGGGAGTGGAGTCGTGGTACAGGAAAATCTACAGGATTAGGTGGAGTTGCTAGAAAGTTTGTAGTACAAATGCCTAGAGCTTCATTCTTTTTGGTTGGTGCTACTTATTCTCAGATACTTTCTAGAACCTTACCGAGTACGATTGAAGGATTGGAAATGTTCAATTTGTATCAGGATGTGGATTATGTTGTAGGGCGTTCCGGTAAGAAGAATGGATTCCAAATGCCATTCCAACCACCGAACCAATGGAATAACATTATTCACTTTTCGAATGGTGCAATATTCCAATTGGTATCATTAGACAATCCGAATACTGGGCGTGGTTTGAATTCTTACGGTGGTATTGGTGATGAAGCTGCGTTATTAGATCCTGAAAAACTATACAACAACGTAAAGACTACGAATAGAGCAAAAAAAGAAATATTTAAGGATGCTTCAATGCTTGGAGCTGAATTTTACGCATCATCAACACCAATTACTAAGAAAGGGAAATGGTTCACAGATATGGAAGCAGAAGCACGCAAGCGACCTGATTTGTACTATTTTGGAAAGGCTAACTCATTCGCAAACGCTCACAACTTACGTAAGGGTTGGTTTGATGATATGAGAGCAGAAGCACCAAGCCAATTGATATATGATGCCGAAATTCTAAACATAAGACCAAAGGAAATCACTGACGGCTTTTATGCTAACTTAAATCCTGATAAGCATTACTACACTGACTACAGTGCATCATACCTTGAAGGCTTAGATGCTTCAAAGTTTAAGGCTGGCAGTCAGGACATCATGCGTGAACATTTCAATTGTAACCAGGACAATGATATAAATCCAAATGAACCACTGATTGTATCGCTTGACTTTGGTGTGTTCAATTCATTGGTGGTATCACAAACGCATGATGATGAGTATCGTGTGTTGAAGTCTATGTGGGTGAAGTCTCCAAAGCTATTGGATGATCTATTCATTGAACAATTCATTCCATACTACAGACCGCACCAGGATAAGACTATCTACTTATATGGTGGACACGATGGAAACAACAGACTGCCAAATAGTTCAAAGACTTTATTTGAACAAGTACGAGAACTACTATCATCACATGGTTGGACTGTTATCATCATGTCACGTGGTGCAGCTGCAACACACTATGATAAGTATTTGTTGTTCAATGCCATGCTTAAGGAGAACCAGTCTAACCTGCCTAAGATACGTATCAATGAAGCAAACAATCCTGATTTGATTATTGCATTGGAACGAACTGAAGCAAAAGAATCTCCAGCAGGAGTAGAGAAGAACAAGAAGGATGAACGCAACAGTTCGTTCCCACAGCAACACGCAACACACTTACCTGATGCCTTTGACATCCCAATCGTTACCTTATACAACGATAGATTCAAAGGAACGACAAGCTTTGCCAATGAGTGGCGCATCGGGTCCTCACGATAACAAATTCATATTTCCTAGATTTTCGCAAATGGAAAGTGAAAAAATTTTTAGGGACAGGCGTGCCGAATCGTGATATTTTAAAATAAGAAATATAAATTTTTAAACTAAAATTTTGATTTTCAAATAGTTAAACGTTTAAAAATTAGAATATTACATCAAAATAGGCGGTTTGAACCTTTGGTTTTTGCTGTCCTATTTTTTTTTTGATGTAAAAACGAATTTTACATCATGGATAACGGATTTATCACTTTAACGGAAGCTCTTAAAATTTTCAATTTGCGTGATGCAAATATGATGTTTGTTCCTTTTGATATTGAGTACAGAACATTCAATGAGCAAACGAAACAAGGTGGTAAACTCAAACAATACTTTGGTGTTAAATACCTTCCACAAGCAAAAGAAACCGAAGAAGAAACTTTTGTTCCTGGAACAAAAACACCAAACCATTACAAAAACAGAACACGAAACATCGAGTTACCAAACGGAGAGATTAAGAAAATCCGTATCGACTTCATTGTTTCAATTAATAATACAAAAGTGATTTACTAATGAGTGAAAACACAGAATTTTACGGAACCAAAATAGCCGTTTCCAAATTAGCAAATGGAGAAGCGGCTGCTTTCACTTTTAAGAACTCGGTGGATAGTTTTGATACTTCGGTAACAAAATTAAAAATCGATGTAAAAGACAAAACCGCAGAGATTGCTTCTTGGGGAACGAAAAACGATTATCCGCAAGCGGTTTTAAAACAAGTACGTTTGAATGGTTCCGCTTCTTCAGGTTTGCGTTTCCTTAGAAAAACACACTACGGAAACGGATTAATTTTAGTTCGTGATGTAGCGACTGATGGAAAGAAAGATACTAAAATGGTAGAACTTACAGAAGTTCCAGATATTCAAAATTTCTTCATAAAATCACAAATGAATCGTTTTTGGAAAGAAACTATTTTGGATTTAGAGTATTTCTCAATTGCGTTTCCTGAATATATCCTTTCTGATAACTTTCAAGAAATCAACCGAGTACGTAGACAAAAAACCGCTTGGTGTAGATTTTCACTTCCAAATCCTAAAAACAATTTGGTTGAGTACGTTTACATTTCAGAGAAATTTGGAAGAGAAACTGTTGATACTTCTTCGGAATATGTAGAAGAAGTACCGTTAATTGATTCTTATTGGTCAGTAGATCAAGTGAAGCAATATTGTAAAGACAATCAAATAAAGAAATTCATCAGACCAGTGTTTTATCCACTTATTGACGAAGCCTTCTATCCAAAATCAGAGTGGCACGCAGTAGTGGAAAGCGGTTGGTTAGATGTTGCAAACTCGGTTCCTGCTTTGAAAAAAGCGCTTTTCAATAATCAAATGACTGTTAAGTACTTAGTTGAAATCAACGAAATGTACT